AACGCCGCCGACCGTCTCTGGGTAGCCAATCTGGTTGCGTGGGTCCAGGTAGTTCTGGCCCGACAGAATCTTGTCTGGGCTGAACTGACCAAAGTCCTCGGTCTGAACCACCTCGCGGGGGATCAGACTGGCGGACGACACATCACCGCCATATGCGGTGGATTCCACGGCGCCGCCGGTCAGGTCGCGCTGGTAACCGGCGGACGTCGAGCTCGCCGGGGAGTTGCTCGTGTTGAAACCGGTCAGTGCGGGGCCAGAGAAACCGCTGGACTTGGGGGCGAACAGGAGGAAAAGAATGACGACGGCCAGGAGCAGAATTGCCAGTCCCTTGCGATCCATATTATTAATAGTTACCGATAATTTTTTTGGGCTGGAGGATCAAGGTCAAGTCCGAAGGGCTTGGGTGGAGGGGGTGGAGGACAGTCGCTCCGCGACTGGGGCTAATCCAGATAATCCGCCGGGTCCTCATCCTCCTGCTCGACCGGCTCGTCCGAGAAAAGATACTCCTTGGGGAGCTCGGGGGTCTTGGGGGTCGCCCGGACGCGCACCTGGAGAATACGCCAGATGGGACCGAACGACTTTTTCAGAAACCACAGACCCGACAGCTCAAGCATCACATCGCACGACGTCTCGGGCTGGATATCCTGGAGCTCGACTGGGTTCTTGCGAGTGTCGAATGCAAGGGTCGCCACCTGACCCTTGACAGTGACGAGAGATGCGCCCAGTGCTCCGTCGGTCACACTCTCCTGCCACGCGTTCTGGATGGTCTCGTCGCTCAGGTCCTTGCCGAACCACTCCTGCTTGGACAACTTGGCCTGGGCCAAGATCTGCTCATCAATTACTGAGAAAAGATTGGACTCGGTCTTGAAATTGACCGACTTGGAGGCGAGCGAATCCTGGAGAATCAGACCGTTGACCTGGTGACGGGCGCCGGCAATCTTCAGAAAGTAACGGCCGTCTGGAAGCTTCTGGGGTGTTGCGTACTCCATTATACTACTGAAAACTAATTTCTTCTTTAAGAGTAGACGATGAGTACGTGTAGGTCTGATCTGATTACTAAGGGATGTCAGTGCTTGGCCAACCCAATCGACCCCGGGTCCCAGGTTTGCGCTTATATAAACCGCCAGAACGGCCTGGTGTCTCCATGTGATGAGGGGTGCTGTGTACCAAGATGTACCATCAACCGTAAACTCCCCACGGTTCTTCAATTTCAAAATGAATTTCGTGCTTCAACTGGAACTGCGCTTCCCCCTGGCTTTGGCGTCAACCTCATGACGAGTGAAGAGCCGACTAGGAAGAAGGAGGAGACGATGTATATGGAGCCAGACACGCGGTACCAGACGGTCCTAGAGCGAATGATAATTCCCCTCCTGATGTTGGTTATTGTGTTTTTGGCCATCGCATCCCTGGCTTAAAGGTGACCCCCGTGTGTAGAGTAGAAATGGCCGACACCCCAGTCACCCTCGAGCTGCTTGCCAAGGAGCTGAAGGCGCTGCGCAAGGATGTACGCAAGATTCGTCAGCACTTTGAGGACCCCACGGGTGAGAAGCAGGCTGCCCGTTCCCAGAACAACGGGTTCAACAAGCCCCTGAACGTGACGGACAAGCTGCGCGCTTTCCTGAGCCTGGCGGCCGATGAGAAGATCTCGCGCTCCCAGGTTACGGCCCGTATCAACACCTACGTGACCGAGAAGGGCCTGAAGGCGGGTCAGAACATCTCCCTGGATGCGATCCTGCAGGACCTGCTGCAGCCACCAGCGGGAACCCAGGTGACCTTCCTGAACATCCAGAAGTTCATCAACCCCCACTACATCAAGGACCCTACGACCGAGAAGAAGCCCCGTGCGAAGAAGGCGGTGGCTGACGAGAAGACGGAGTCTTCGACCGGGGACGCGGCCCCAAAGGAGAAGAAGGTTCGCCCAAAGGTTGCGAAGGCGCCAGCTTCTTAGGTTGTCTGATCGTGTGAACAAAAATAAATACAATGTGTAATATATATGGCTTTCACATTACCTTTCGTCATAACAAAAACAATATTAGTACTAATTTCATTTGTGTTGCTCCTCATCAACCCCAAACTAGCCATCCCTTTATTGATATTGAACATCGGGGTCGCCGTCGCAGAATCGCTGCACAACCACCATATATTGAATGCCATTATCGGTGCTGCACTAATGATATGGATATTTAATATGAAATATGATGACGTGTCTCCTCAAGTACCAGCCATGATAGTACTTTATACTATGTGGAACATTCAGTTTCACTATATACATGTCGGCGACATCGTTACATCACTTTCACATACACTCATTCCTGCGATCGTCGCGCTACGGGTATACACCGTGGCACCGGAATACACGTTGCGTATGTTCGCTTTGGCTCGATTCATAGCACTTTCTACACATGGTATACATTACGCAAGCCCCGTGGTGTGTCATTCGCAAGGAGTTTATTGATCGCGAGCCCTTCAAGGGCTTAAAAGTATGCGTGTAGTGTAATACAAAACAAAATGGAGTCTCCTCCAACTTTGTCGCGTGATAAGCTAAATTCCCTTGTTGGGACAAAAATCAACAATATTGAACTGTATCAACGGGCTTTCACTCACAAAAGCGCGTTGAAGCGGTACTCTGGTCTGACTGGTTCGTACGAAACTCTTGAATTCATGGGAGATTCGGTACTTGGTTTCATCATCACAAAGCACCTGTTTGATCAGTACGAAAAGCACCAAGAGGGGTTCTTGACCAAGGCGCGCACGAAGATGGTCAGGGGCAAGACCCTGTGTGAAATTTCCAAGATTTTAGGCCTTGAAAAGTTGATCCTGATGGATGAAAAGGGGGAGCGCAACGGATGGAACACCAACGAGCACATCATGGAGGACGTCTTCGAGGCTCTCGTGGGCGCTATATATCTGGATCTCGGAATGGTCCACGCAAAGCAATTCGTTCTTGAATCGTTCACAAAGGTGGAGACGTCCCTCGTGGATGACAATTACAAGGACCAATTGATGCGCTGGTGTCAGGCGCTCAAGTACCCCTTGCCGGAGTATCGCGTAGATGGTCAGACGAACGGGCAATTCTTCATTACGGTCATAGTGGATGGTATGGAATGCGGCGCGGGTTTTGCACTTACCAAGAAACAGGGCGAGCAGAACGCAGCCGAAATTGTACTTAAGACGGATCCTCGATTCAAGAGTAAGAATGGAGGACCCCCAAAACGTGAGGGACGTGGCGGCGAAGCTCCTTGCGGCTGAATATGCCGAACAAAGATCTGATGAATGGTTAGCGCTCCGTGAACAAATGATCACGGCGAGTGACGTCGCGAGTGCGATCGGTGAGAGTCGTTATGAATCTCCGGATGCGTTTGTGAAGAAAAAGGTTCTGAGCCTCAAGTGGGCCGGAAACGCCGCGACGGCGCACGGGACCCTTCTCGAGCCCCTCGTGCGAGACCTGTATGACGAGCGAACCGGGCGCAAGTCTCATGAGATTGGGCTCGTTCAGCATCGTGATTACCCGTGGCTCGGGGCGTCGCCCGATGGCGTCACAGAAGATGGGCTCCTCATCGAGATAAAGTGCCCATTGACGCGCAAAATCGAGGCAAAGGTGCCCAAGCACTATCTACCCCAAGTCCAACTCCAGCTCGAGATTACGGACCTGGAGGAGTGTGATTTTGTGCAGTACCGGCCGGCGAAGACCGAAGGCGCCGAGCCAGAGTTTGTGGTTGTCCGCGTCAAGCGTGATCGGGACTGGTTCGCAAAGAACCTACCGGCTATGAAGGCTGCATGGGATCGTATAGTCAAAGGGCGTGAACACGGTCTATGTGAGCTGGTGGACGAACCTTCCACATCGCAGTTTAAGAATGAAATTGTATGTGAGCTAGTAGAAGATGACGCCTGAGGAGGCTTTTCAGGATATTTTTGGTCCGAAAATATCCTGCCGACACAAGAACCGGTTCCTCAAGTGCCGTGAATGTGCGGGGGACTTTTGCGCCAAGTGCATTCAGCTCGAGGTTCACGTGTGCCCCAAGCTGGATGAACGGTCTAAAACTGAAAAAGAGAATTTATCAAAGAAATTAGTCAGGGTGGTGGCGGCCAAGGTGGCTACTTTTTGATGCGTGAAAACAGATACACCACCAACGCAATAAGCGCGAGCCAAATGAGCAGGTCAGGCGTCTTTAAGGCTCCCGCCGTCCATGTGTCATCCTTGGCGCGATGGCCTCCCATCCAACTCCATGGCTGTCCTGGGCGCATCCACGACACGGTACCGTCTGGGAACTCATTCTTGCGTGCTGGGAAACCGCGGAAAGGCGCTGGGCTCGACTCGGCCGTCTTTAAGTACATGGAACCGGACAGGTTCATGTTAGGGTCTGAGGCGACGCCCCCCATAAGAGAGTCGGTGTAGACCGTTGGCTCCTCACTAATTTCCGTAGTGTACGAGCCGTCATTTGGAATCATGCTCGGGAACCCGTCGGAATAAACACCGAAGGTTCCGGACCACGTGTATGGGTTGAAGCGATTGATGCTCAAGTCATCGCATGCCATGGCGGCCGTCGCCATATTAACATACGCTTACATTATTTTTACTTCCTGTAGCGTAAACCTTCGTCTGGACCTTCTGACGGTGGAGCTCCCACATCGTGTCCATGTCAACGTTCAACATATGGGCCAACTGGAAAAGATAACTGAACACGTCACCCATCTCCATCGTGATATCAGTTCCCCGGTCCTTCTTGAGTCCCGTCTTTTTGTAAATTCTCTGGTTCTGACGAATCGACGAGGCCAACTCGCCCATCTCTTCGTTCAGAAGCATCCATACGATACTTACGGGGGCTTTGTCCCACCCCTTCACTCTACACATCTCAGCAGTTTCATCACGAAACCTATTCATTGTAAATCAAAGCCGCCACCTCTCTAAGCTTTGTTGAACCTGCTTATTACGTGACGCATTTTGAACACTATGAAAAGTGCCACCAAGAGCATAGCCAACTCTGCGCCCGTCTTCCAGTTTTCCACCTTGTGTTCGTCACCCGTCTTGGTCCGGGCCCAGGGCTCGACGACCGCGTTACTGAAGAGGCGAATCGCCCGGTCGATGGCGAAAAAAATGAAGAAGCCGATCAGGATATCGTCTAGGGCGCGCATTTAGAATGCGATCTTGCTGTTGTATGGCATTTTATTTCCATATGTGCTCGTGCTGACTGGGGCCGCGAGGGGCACTGGGTTGGACGAGATGTCGCGCAGGTACACGAGCTGCTGGAGGACACCGGTCGAGACGGTCGCCGTCGCCTCCTTGGCGACTTGGGTGTTCATGGCGCCCACCTGGCCACGCACGTCGCTGTAGGGATCCCGGGACATGTTCGTGTAGACGCGCTTCATGAGCGCCTGCAGGTCGGCGTCGTTCTGACGCTCGATTTTCACACCAGTTTTGGCCTGGACCGAATCGATGATCATGGAGTGGACCTGCTCCCGAT